GACCCCCGCTACATGGTCAAGTGCACGGCCTAATCGTCTGACCTGGCCGACCATCAATCGCACCCGTCGGCCCCCTCCGGCGGGTGCGTTGTTTTTGGGAGAGATGAATGTCGAAGTCGAAGAAGCCTCCAGTCGAGTCGGACGTCGTGCCGGTCGTGCCCGTTCCGGCTCCCGTTCCTACTCCCGTTCCGAAGCCCGCTGTGGTGCGTCCTGTGGGCTGGCGGCTGCGTCCCGTGGGATCAGGCGGGGAATTTGTCGAGGTCATCGCCGACAGCGTGGAAGACGCCATCCGGGCGTTTAACGGGCTGGCCAACTCGGGCCGGTCGCCGCTGACCGCGAAGAAGCTGGAGATCCTGCCTCCGGGAGAATCCGGTGGCAACTGACGCCGAGAACATCGTGGCTATCCGGTCGGCCTTGTACGCTGCTCTTGCGACTGAGGCGGCGAACCCCAAGCCAAGCTACAGCATCGATGGGCAGTCGGTGGACTGGAACGGCTACCGGGCGGCTGTGCTCAAGCAGATCGCGGACCTTAACAGTCTGTTGGCGACTGCCTCGGGGGCCTTCGAGGAACTGGGAGAGGCGACGACGTGAGCTTGAACATCGCCGGGGACTACACGATCTGGGACGGGGGCGAGACTGTGACGCTGCGGCAGTTGCGGGCGGACGGATCGGTTTCATCGACCGTCGATAACGCATCCTCGGGCGTGGTCTCGCAGACGCGGGGCAACTATCAGGGGATCGAGATCACCGGCGACGAGCGGTCGTGGTCGCTGAACTCAACGCAGGTCGGGGCTCGCGGCGTGATCGTCGATGACATCATCGAGGACGCGGCGGGAAACACCTGGCGGGTGTTATCGAGTGAGCAACGCACGCTCGACACGCGGTGGTACTGCGTCTGCCGAAAGCAGGTCTGATGGCGATTCTGTTCGACATCCTCGTGGAACTCCAGAAGCAGGTGCAGGCCTTGGACCTGCCCGGCATCCCCCCGGGGAACGTCGTGCTGTGCCAGGTTCCGGCGGTGGAGATCGCTCGCATGAACTCGCAGCAACTGCCAGCCGTGGTGATTGCGCCATTCGGGGCTGAAACCGTGGCCCCACAGAGCAACCTGAAGGACGATGTGGTCTATCCCGTTCTTGTGGCAATCGTCGCTTCGACCAAGATCGTCGGCGAGAACGTGAACGAGAAGCAGCTGGCAGACTTCGACCAGAGATTGACCTGGCGGCAGACGATCCGGCAGGCGTTCTCTTCGCAACGGCTCACCCAGTCGCTCGTGCATCAGATCAGCGTGCAACCCCTCCAGATCGTTGACCCGACGGCATACGCTCGGGACTTGTATGTCTCGGGCTTCCTGCTCAGGCTTACGAATCGCGAGGGCCGGACGTGATCGCTATCGACGCGGGCGGGGCTCCCGACCGGTTCTTCGCCATCGCCTCGCAGGTGGACGAAGACCCGACGGAACTGCTGGATTCTCTCGTGCCGATCTTGCAGGCGGGGGAGCGGGAGATTTTCCTGTCCGAGGTCTCCCCAAGTGGCATGCCGTGGGAGGAGTTGTCGCAGGTGACAATCGACCGCAAGGGCTTCTCGCAGATCCTCGTGCGTACCGGGCGATTGTACGAGTCGGTCGTGACGCCGAACGGCACTTCCGATACGATCTGGGAGACGAGTGCGGACCCAGCGTATCTGATCTTCGGGACATCGGTTCCATACGCGAAGTACCACCAGACCGGAACGCGACGCATGCCAGCGAGGCCGTTCATGGGCATGGGCCGCAAGACAGAGGATCAGGTCGTCAACGCGGTGGCTGACGCCGCAGTCAAGCGAATCGTGCAGGAGAAGTGAGATGGCAGCGTCAATGGGTCATCAGTCGCGGCTGTCTCTGGCAGCAGGCGGGACCGCGATTGGATCGTATACCGAGGCTTACGAGTTCCTCACGGAATCGCTCCGCAAGCAGTTGACGGTCGTGGACACTGCCGGGCTGCGGGGGACACGCTCGCACCCAGCAGAGCGGACACGCGACGGCACCTACGCTATTGGCGGTGGGCTGCAATTCCACGCCACTCCCGCGATGCTCGATCTTCTCTTGCCTCGCATCCTCGGGGCGAATGAGGCCACCGACGTCTTCGCTTTGGCCGAGACCCTGCCCGAGTTCGACGTGCTCATCGACCGCGTGGCGAAGCGGTTTGTGTACGGTGGCTGCCAAGTGAATCGGGCAACCTTCCGGGCGGCTGCTGGTGGCCCGTTGGAACTCGATCTCGACGTGATCGGTAAGACGGAAGTCGTCTCGGCGACAGCGTTCCCCTCGATCACGGCTCCCGTCGATCCGCCTTACGTCTGGCAGGATTGCGTCTGCACAGTCAACGGGTCGGCCCGCGTCGTGACGCAGTGGGAACTGACCATCGACAACGCACTGAATGCGAGATTCAGCAACTCGCAGACTGCGACCGACATTCACGCGACGGATCGCATCGTCACCGTGAATCTGACGGTGCCCTACACGTCGTCCGAGGTTGACCTGTACGGGATCAACACGGGCGGGGCAGCGGCGGCTACGTTTGTCTTCACCAACGGGAACTACTCGACGACGTTCTCGATTGCCAAACTCCAGATTCCTGACCAGAGCCCGGTCGTTGACGGGCGAGGAGAGATCCTATTACAGCTCCAAGGCGTGGCGAAGCAGAGCAGCACGACGAAGGAATTGGTCATCACCCACGACAGCACCGCATGAGTGGACAGACGCGGGCGCAGTTGTGCGAGTTGTGGGTGCGGCTGGGCGGGATCGAGGATCGCGTCGGGCCGAAGGCGTTGGGCGATCTGGTGCGGGCCAGGTCAGAGCTGTATCGAATCTTGTGCGAGGCGGAGTGATGCTGACAGCATTCGTGGACGACGGCTACACGCGAGACGGGCGGATTGCCGAAGCGGCGGGGAAGTGGCCGGAGATCAATTTCTCGTATCGGCCTGCTGACGCCTCGCAGTTCACCGAGCAGGTCGTCCGGGGCAAGCATTTGGACGATGCCGCGTGGCATAAGTTCGTGGCCGAGCGATTGGCGAAGAATCTGGTCTCGTGGGACATCCGCAACAGCAAGGGCGAGTCAGTGGCGATCACTGCCGAAAACCTGATGCGGTTGGTCCATCCGGTGTTGATGCGAATCTATGGGATCATCAACAGCACCGAGGCGAGCGACGACGCGGGAAACTGGCAGCGGGTGTGAGGCTGGCCATCCTCCACCCGGGCATCGCGTGGCGTGACTGTTCGGACTGCGAAGCCCATGTCTACGACGAGAAGACTGGGCGACGGATGGAACACGGCGGGAAGCCGATGCGGCGACCCAGGGGCAACCTGGCACCGTGCAGGACGCGGGCGAACGGATGCCCAAAGGGAACGCCGGAAGCATCGCGGGCACTCAACGAGCGGAACCAGCGGGCATACCAACACTACCTCGAATGTCGGGCCGTCAACCAGTGGCCCGACGATGGCATCGTTCGGCGGAATGCGTCGATCATTCGGCAAGTGATGGACGCGTGCGAACAGGAACTTAACCTCCTCGGGAAGATCGCGAATGGCTGACGGCAGCAGGGACGTCACGATCAAAATTCGCCTCCAAGCCGAGGGGCAAGCCGACATCCGCAAGGGCATCGAGGAAGCGGTGTCTAAGCCTGCGAAGATCGCTCAGGGCGAGATGGGCAAGGTTCGCTCTTCGGCTGTGGAAGCGGCCCGGGGGATCGCTGAGATCGGCAAGGCGTCGGATGCGGTCTATCAGAAGATGACGACCGCTGAGACCCGCATGGCAGCGATGCGGCGGGACGAGCGGATCAAGGAACTGAAGGCCAAGAAACGCGACGCTCAAGAGGAGATGCAGTTGATGCAGCTGACTGCCGAGAAGGCGGCACAAGCTGAAGAGCAAGCGACGCGGTTTCGCAAGATCAAGTCGGCGGAACGGCTGGCAGTCTACAAGCGGGAGAAGGCCGAGGAAGTTCGGCTGACCGAAGAGGCCGAGTCGAAGAAGCGGGCGAGTGAGGCAGCGACCGCCAAGTTCCGCAAGATTGCAGTCTCGGAACGGC